TTCATGCCTTTGTCCCTTGGTAGTAGCGGTACCTGCGCATCTCACCTTCGGTGCGCAGGTATCCCATGTAGACCAGATTGCTAGCGGTGCTGGTGATACCTGAGTCGGTCACACCTTTACCTGCGAGCTTTTCTTTCAGCTCCGGCATAGACAGGCCGGGCGTGGCCTTGATGGTGTCGATCACGTCGCGGCTGAACTGCGACATCCGGCGCACGACCTTTGTGGCCTTGGCGGGCTTGGAGGGCTTCGCCCCGAATCCAGCCGCCTCTGCCTTCTTCATGTCGATCGTGAAGGCGCGCTTTCCGTAGAACTCTGTCTGGCTGGGCACGTTGCCAGATACCCACCACACGACGCGCTCACCTTCCTTGTCGGTGATCTTGCAGCAGTAGACAGAGCGCACCTGGTACAGCTCACCCAGCGCGGCCTCGACGCGACCGCGCTGGCGGCGTGTCTTGGTGATGATCGCGTGCGTGTCCATCGGATGCTGCGCGGTCGTTCCGGACAGTGCGGCGATGATCTCGGCTTTCATATCTGGCGCGCTCATACCGCCACTCCCATCTTGCGCAGCTGCTTGAAGGTGCTGGCGCACAGACAGCCGATCGCGGTGCTGCAGGGTTCGTCGTCGTGGCTGAGTACGCCGTTCAGGTGGTGGATGACGGCGTGCGTGATCTCATGCGGGACAATCTCCAGCAGGTTCGCGCCTTGCATCGGCAGCGCGATCGTGCCGACGTACTTGGCATCCACACTGCCCTCGAAGAAGCCGTGCACGAGGTCACCACGGGCGATGCGCGGTGATTTCTTGTCGCCTGTGTAAGCACGGTGCACGTCGGCCACGGTGGGCAGCAGCTTGACGCGCAGGCGAATCTTTCCGTGCTGGACGTAGAAGGTAGCGGCCATCAATGCACCTTCGCTTTCTGCTTGCCGAGATACGCAGCGCGCTTCTCGGACAGCTTCTTGACCATGAGCAGGATCGCCGCTTGGTCTCCGGCGTCGTAGCTGTCGCACAGCGTGGCGAAGGTGATGGAGTAGTCGTGCGCGATGGCGTTGATGCTGTGCAGCTTTGCGCAGGCTTCGCTGAGCTGCTGCGCCTGGCTGATGGCATCGCCTTCGAGCAGCTTGTATTGCTCGCGCAGTTCTTTGATGCCCATCTTGTCGGTGTTGACCAGGGTGGGCAGGCGGGTGATGAGCAGGTCGTTCATGCCATCACCTCGATCTTGTGCGGGTTCTGCGCAGGCTCGACCCATTTGATCTGGCAGCCGAAGCGGAACACCCATGCGCAGTAATGCGCGCCGCGATCGCAACGCTCGTAGCCGCGCACGATGTCGTCGAACAGATCGCAGGCGGGGTTGTATTTCACGATGATGCGCGGCTGCTCTGTGCTGCCTTCCACGCGCAGCACCTTGATGCCGTTGGCCTTGAGCCACTTGGCGCAGTAGTCGGCCACTTGGGCGATCTGCAGGCGTTCGACGGCGTTCATCGCGCCCCCCCGATCCCGGCCACCAGCTGGCGCTCATGCACGTCGCAGCGCACCACGACGTTCTCGATCATGTAGGCTTTGCCATTCAGGCATTGGGCGAATGCCTCGCCCTGGCTGGCCAGCGCGGCGACGTGCTTGATGTGCGCCTGCGCGCTTTCGGCGGCATAGCCCAGCGACAGCACCAGCACAGCCAGATAGACCGCCCACAGCAGCGGTGCGCTGCGGCGTTCGAGGTCTTCCATCACTACGTTCTCGCGCTGGGCTTGTTGCTCGGCGAGGATCCTTGGGGCGTGGTCGATCATCATTTACCTCCTTCCTTTCGGTTACAGGTGCGGCACATGCGGCGGTGTGCCAGGCGAGCCGGGTCGTGTGCCGGGGTTTCTGCGGAATGCACGGCACGGCAGTCTTCTGCGGTGATTTCGATGTTCAGATAAGGGCATGGCCAGCGGTCGAACACCTCCAGAACTCGCGCGGCGATCTTGTCGGGCTTGCCGATGTAGATGCCGTTCATAATCTGGCTGACTGCGGGGCGGGAGTAGCCGAGTTTTGTGGCCACGGCCGTCTTGCTGCTGGCCTCAACAGCCTGTTCCAGCAGCTTGAACCAGCGCTCTTCCTTGTATGGCATGGGGCGGTCTTGGTTCATACGGCCTCCATCGCTTCGAGCGCATCGTCTTCATCCTGCTGCCAGACGATCTCGTGGATGTTTGGGTCGTAGACGGCCTTGAGGCGCGTGATCATTGGTGGACGCGGGCCTTTGACGCGGCTCTTGAGCAGCCGGTACTTGGCCGCGATGCCGCCATAACCCTTGCTCTTGCTTTCCTGTTCGACCGTTAAATATCCGGCTCGCAGTAATGCCTGGCAGTAGGATTTAACGGTCTGCTCTGTTGCGCCTGACATCTCGGCCAGCAGGCGGTAGGTGAAAACATTCAGGGCCTGCATGGCACCCCACATGGCTTCGTTGACGCGCCCGGCTAGAACTTCTTCCCCGCGCTTGTTGATGCGTGGAGCTTCCGCGCCGCGATCTACAACCAGTTTCCACAGGGTGCATACATGTCGCGGCGTGCTTTCGCGCACGATCACGATGATGCTGGCCTTGGTCAGCGCACGCAGGTAATCGCGTGCGGTGTCGTCGTCGATGCCGCCCGGTGTCACGTCCTTCTGGCCGAAGTCGCCACCGTGGCTGCGGATCAGATCCCAGATGCGCTGGCGCTTGGTCTTGCCGCCAGACAGTTCGAGGTGGATGGGTTTAAGCGCCATTACCGACCTCCTCGATTGCGGCTGCCAAACAGATGTCTGCTCCATCTTCCAGTCTGGTAATTGCGACCTTGTTGGCATCGTCCGCAACAGGGCGAACAACAACTGTTTGGCCGCTTATAAAGACCAGCGCCTCTGCATAGAATGCGCGGCCGCCGACAACTACCATTCCCCGGCGCGTCTTGCGTGTAACTGCATCCATTACGCACCCCTCCTCGGCGGCTCGCCTGTGTGGATCGGACGGGTTCCCCATAGCTCAATGGTGACGATCTCCCAGGCGTTGCTCATGGCTTCTTCCTGGATGGTTTCGAGGTTGGTGCTGATGCGGCGCACGCTGCCGCGCGCCTTATCCACCAGCCTGTCGAGCAGGCAGTCGGCGACGGTGACGTGCGGGCAGTAGAGCTTGGCCAGCTCGCGTGCGTCATCGACGGATGCGGGCTGCGCGGGATACCAGTCAAGGATTCGGCCGTGGAAGCGCTCCCACTTCTTGAGCTTCTGCGGCAGCGCTTCTTCGCCGATGATGAGGATGGCGGCCTTGCTGCCTTCGTACAGACTGCGCACCGCCTCAACCAGGTTCTTGTCCACCACGTAGTCGAACTCGTCCAGGATCAGCGGGCGGCCGCTCTGTTCGAGCTGCGCCACCACCATCTTGGCCATCTCGTCCACGGTGTCGCCGGGCTTGAATTGCAGGCCGAGCGCACGGCAGATGTCTTTCAGCATGGCCTTCTTCGTCCAAAAGTCAGATGCCTGCACGTAGTAGGCGCGATTGCGGGCGGTTACCCATGCAGCGGCCATGCTCTTGCCGTAGCCGGATGGGCCGTTCATCACCACCATACCGGGCTGGTGCATGCCGCGACCGAGGGCGCGACTGATAGCGCGTTCCGCCACCGCGATGTTGGCCAGCGGGGCGATCCCCGCCGGTGCTGCTTGTGCGCTGCTGTTGCTTTGTTTCATAATGGCTCCTGTAGTTGTATTGCTACTGCTTCATCCGGCCCTTCAGAGTTGCTGCTCTGCGGGGCCTTCTTCTTGGCGCATCGCACGCATCGCGCGATAAGCCGAAGTCTTTGGGTAGTTGGCGTGGAACACCTTTTGCCAGCCGTGTTCCAGCGCCCCACCCAGCCGAACCACACCGTCCAGTTCCAGCCATGTGGCGTATTTCTGCTCGTTGTTCATGCCCTCTAGCGGGGTGGCGGCGTGTTGGGCTGGGTGCTGGATGATGATGGGGTTGGGGTTACGCGCGGCGGCGTGCATCTGGCGCGCTTCTTCCATGAGTGCGGCATGCTCGGGCGAGAGCTTCGGTGTCTCCTGGGCGGCAATCACCTGTTCCGCCTCTGCCAGCGCTGCGGTACGGTATTCCTCGGCCTTCTTGGCCAGCACGGCGACCTTGCCGGCCTGTTCTGCGCGAGACATGAGGATCTCTTTGACCAGCGCGTCGGTGGACATAGGCAGCGACTTCTTGGCGGCCCTGTATTCCTTGCGCTTTGCGGCAATGAATTCCTTCTGTTTGGCGCGGCCGTGGGCGGCGACTTCCTGGCGATCCATGCCGGTACGCTCCGGGCATTCGGCGATGCACAAGAACTTGCCGTTGACGTACACAATGAGCTTGCCGAGGTCTTCGCTGTGGCGGATGTCTGCCAGTTCGCCCTGGTACAACGGCAGCTCGGCGTGGATATAGGTGGCGTTGTCGTAGCGAATGCCCTTCTTGGTGATGGTGGGCATGCGTCCGGCGGGCTTGGCCAACAGGATGTCGAGCGCGCGCTCGTTGGTGATGCGGCGGATGCTGCCGGTGTAGCTGGCGACCTTTTCCAGCGGAGACATACCAAGTGCGCGGTGTTCGTCCTGCATGTAGATGCCGTCGATCCAGCGGTCAGCGAGCAGCTGCAGCTCGTCCACAGTCATATCCACTTTAACGACGGCGTTCTTCTTGAACAGGTTCTCGGCAAAGGTACGCTTTGCCTCGATTTGCTTGCGCTCGGCGACGTTGTGGCCGATGAAGTTGTCCAGCGTTTCCATGATGCCGTGCAGGAAGGTTTGGATGAAGCGCTCGACGTGGCCTTTTTCCCAAGGGCTGAACGGGGCCGAGAGGTTGTGCGCGATGCCAGCCTCTTCGAAGAACATGCGCATCTCGCGGCTCACGTAGTCGCTGCCGTTGTCGGTCTTCGCCTCTTCCGGCATACCCCAGTCCAGGATGGCGCTGCGCAGCAGCAGCTTGTTGGTCTCGGTGCGTGGCGTCTTGCTGAACAGAATCTTCGGACGACGCCCCCAAATGTCCAGCACCACGCTGGCGGTATGACGCCCACCAATCAAGTCCCAGTCGGCCGGTGTGCCGTCCATTTCCCAGCGTTGGTTGAGGCGGTGCACATCCTCATCCAGCTTACCCAAGGCAGACAGGAAGTTGTTCTTCCATGCATCCGGGTTGGTGACGGCCATCAGGGCCTGCTTGTTGCGGTCTTCAAAGGCGGTGCGCCAGCGGCAGATCGCCCAGTACGACACGGCAGGCCAAGCGATCACGCCAGTTTCCTTGTTTACCGCGAAGGCGTTGATGATGTCGCAAAGGTGCTTGCTCTGGATGTGCGGCTTGTCGGTAATGATGGCGATCAGCGCCTTTTCCAGCTCCGGATTCTGCTCGATCAGGCTCTGTTTGCTACTGTTCCCGCCCTTGACTGCACGGCGATCAGCACAGGCGACCAGCCCCCTCTTCTCGTTGTCCAGCACCCAGCGCTGGATCGAGCGGCGGCTGATGGTGGTGTATTTGGCGTGAACAGCGTCCGATACCTTGATGCGCTTGGCGTTGTAATCCTCTGCGAAAGCCTCGAATGCCTCGTTGCGGCGCATGATCTTGCCGTCGCTGTTATGGGCCTTGAAGTAGTCGCGGAAGGCCAGCACGATGTCGAAATGCGCTTCCAGCTTCTCGCGTCCGGTAACAGTCAGCGACGCCATCAAGTCTTCGATCTGCACCTGCGTCCTGGCATGGTGCTCGGCCCGCACCTCTGCCTTCACAGCCGCCATCGCGGCGCGTGCAGCGGCTGCAGCGGTGCCGTCTTCCTTGATGGCGTGGCGGGCGGCAATCAGCTTGGCGATTCTGGGGGGTGGGGTGTACTCAAATCCGCCGCCGCGACCCACGCGCTTATGGCCTTCCCAAGCCTCGCGTGTTACCAAATCAATCCACCCCTTCTTTGACACCGGGTAGCCGGGCAGCTTCATCGCGGCCAGTTCGGCGCAGGAATAGGCGGATTTCATTTCCGCCCACCTTTCAGCTTGAACACCGCTTCCAGCGCCTTCTTGCGCTCGGCCAGCTCCTTCTCCTGCCGATGCAGTTGCGCCCACTCCAGCAGCGCGGCATCCTCGCTGCTAACCACGCGCCGCCCGCCGATTTTGTCGGCGAAAAGTACTATCAATACGTCTTCCTCTACCGCCGCATCGAAAGCCATCGCCCGCATGAAGCTGATGTCTCGGGCGGGCTGGCCGTGCGCTTCAGCTTGGGAGGTGTGCGAGGGAGCGGTGTAGCCATTCAGAGTGCCGACGCTGATCTTTTCCCCTAGATACGCACTCATCCGGGTGGCGACCTCCTCGCGGCTGACGCCTTGCGAGAGCGCCCGTTTCATGGCATCCGCCATTGCGGCCGCGATCTCTGCGCGGCAGCCAAGCGAGCCGTGGCGGGTGGCGTTATGGGTAAAAAGGTCGAGCGTGCGGGTGTCCACTGTCAGTTACTCCCGTTAAAATTGACGTTGCGAGGGACTCGCGAGCCGTTAAACTTGGCCTTGTACCGCCCCAGACCGCGTTCGCCGCGCCCGCTCTTTGGGCTGCCGTCTATGTGGTAGCGGGAAGGCCATATCTTTTGGGGAGTGGTGCCGAGGTGTTCGGCGATGATCCGCTCGTATTTCGGGGCGGGATAGTTAAGCGCGTTGCGCAGCGTCCCGCCGGATGTGTAGCCATGCGCGAAGGCAAGCTGCTGAAGTGTGGTTCCGGTCTTCCATACGGCGGCAATGATGTCGGCGCGATGCCAATCTTTCGAGGTTGGTTTTTTCATGCTGTTTAACGTGCTAGATGTTTTTGACATGGGCGAACTTTAACCGTAACCAAATTACGCTGTCAACAGGTAACGGTAGGGAAAGTACGTATTTTTTCAACAGATGCGCTATCTATATGAATTCAAATGGATAAAAAAGGTAACGATTTAACAGGCGGTACTGTTACCAGCGGTGACAGTTCGAGGGCATATAGCGCTCATGAGCTTGCTGCTATGAAATTGCCTAGGTATCCGACCACGCCTAAAGGGTGGTATGCGGTGATAAAGAAGCAGCCGGGGTGGCGTACTTTGCACGAGCCAGGGAAAGGCCCTGGTGGGGTGCGGCAGGTATTTGTCCCGCCACCTGATGTGATGGCGTTGATAGAAGCTCGACAACATGGTGCACAGCCAGAAGCAAAGCACGTGATTAAGGAGCCGCTCACGCATTACGGTCCCGTGAAGGCCGATTTGCTGCAGCCGAGTGCCGAGTGGTTGTTTCTTGCGGTGTCCGCGGTCAATGAGGCCGCCTGGCTGCCTGGCAGTGTGAAGGCGGATAAGAAGGCTCAGTCTGTGCTGGTGATCAGGTTATTCAACCTGCTGGTGCTGCATATAGGAAGCGACGATGCGCGCTGGCAATGGATGCTTGATCACCCAAATGCGATGCAGAATGCCCTGCGTTTTGTTTATGACCTCGGGTTATTGGATGATTCAATCATGCACAAACCGGAATGAGTACATAAAGTGCCAGTTGCTGCGCAATTTATCGTGTTATTCAGCCATATTTGTTTGCTTTTGTGCCAACTTGATATGTGGCATCCATCCCGCTATATCCCACGTCCCTGTTGGTCTTCCCGCTTTTTTTGGTCTTTTTCCATTAGTGCCAGATTAAACACTCCCCCACACTATGCCGCCACGATTCTGGCAGCGGATCTCGGT